GAGAGATTCCCTGTTAATTGCTTTGTAGGATGTGATCCTGCTACTGATATTGATACTAAAGAGTCTGACTTTTCTGTTATAATGTGTATTGCGATAGATAGTGATAATAATCTTTATGTACTCGACTACGAGAGACACAGGAGTATCCCTACAATAGGAGCTAAGAACGCTGAAAATGAAGTTATAGACAGGAAAGGTGTTGTAGACTACATATTAGAGATGCATCAGAAGCATCATTGTATTTCTTCTACTGTAGAAGATGTCGCAATGAACAGAAGTGTATTTCAAGCATTGAATGATGAAAGAAGAAGGTTAAATAAGTTCGATGTAGCTGTAATCCCTGAGAAGCCAGGTGGTAGGCAAAAGATAAATCGTATATATAGTGGCCTTTCTGGCAGATTTAGCATGGGAACGGTACATATTAGAGAAAATATGTTTGATTTAACCAACGAAATTGTTACTTTTGGACCTAGAATGGCTCATGATGACACCATAGAGGCTCTTTTTTATGCAAACTTGCACTCATTTCCGCCAAATATGAAGAAAAATAAAGAAAATAGTACATGGTTTAAACCAAAACGTAAAGCAAAGAGCTGGATTGTAGCATAATATAACAAAAAGGAGTAAATAATGCCAAAAGGTAAAGGAACGTATGGTAAAAAAAGAGGTAGGCCTCCGAAGTCAAAATCAAAATCTAAAACGAAAAAAAGAAAATATTAATGCCTAGGTACGGAAAAAGAAGTAAAGAACGTCTTAAAGGCGTTAATACTAAACTTGTCAATGTATTAAATGAGTTAATAAAGATAATGGATGTTACTATTATTGAAGGGGTCCGTAGTAAAGAGCGTCAGGCAGAACTCCTTGAAAAAGGAGCAACAAAGGTTAAATATTCAAGGCATATGGAAGGTAAAGCTGTTGACTTAGCTCCTTACCCGATTGACTGGGAAGACAGAGAAAGATTCCATTATATGGGTGGTATGGTACGTGGGATAGGTCATCAACTGGGTGTTAAAGTACGCTGGGGTGGTGATTGGGACTCAGATGGTGAAATCAAAGATAATTCATTCGATGACTTAGTTCATGTTGAAATAAGAGACTAATGGCAATAGAAGATAAATTAGTTGGTAGTTGGTCTAACCAAGATAGAAGGTCTTTATTAGACCTTGCAACTGGTGGAAAATATAAAACTTCATCAGATATTCCTCCATTATCCACTACTGGTAAAGTAACTCCACAGAATTTAGAATGGATGTATAAAAGGTTTTTTCCAGATGAACAACCAGATTTTCAAGGAGGTCCTGGTTGGGCTATGGAAGCAGTTTCACCTGCTGGGATAGTTAAGGGAATTTCATCTTTTAAAAATATGGAGAGAACACTACCTGCTTTAGAGGAAACTTTGCAATGGTTAAAAGGATATTCTCCTTCAAGTCCATTAATTAAAAAGTTTGCAAATTTACATAAGAAAATTTCAGGTTATATACATGGAGAGGCTAGGGCTGCTAAATCTGTAAGAGTTACCAAGCATTATAAAGGTAATAAAAGAGAAGCTGAAAAAGTACTCGAAAGTGCAGATAAAAAAGTTGCAGATAGATTGAATAAGGAATATGATGATATTATTAGCGGCGTATCTAACGAAGGTGAAAAGAAGGTTATTACTGGTTATAGAACAAAATCTTTATCACAAGAAGCTGGTAAAAAGACATCATCTCGTAGTTCAGATGATATTCTTGAAAAAGAATTAAGAGATAAACGTAGAACTGAGTTAGAAATGAAGAGGATGGGCTCCCGGAGAAAGTATTAATGGCAAGAAAAACACAGAAGACAAAAGCTCAAAAGAACAAACAGCTATGGGATAGAGCGAATACATCATATCGTTCTAAATGGCAGTCAGTATCTCAGAAAGGGTATGATTTTTATCTTGATGAGCAGTTAACTAAAGAAGAAATAGAGGTATTACAAGAATCTGGGATGCCTACATTCACAATTAATAGGGTAACTCCTATTATTGAGATAATGAAGTACTTCGTTACTGCTAATAACCCAAGATGGAAAGCTGTAGGTGTAACAGGAGATGATACTGATATTGCTCAGGTGCACTCAGATATAGCAGATTATTGCTGGCATCTGTCTAATGGAAAGTCTATATACAGCCAAGTAGTACTCGATAGTCTTACTAAAGGTATTGGCTACTTTATGGTAGATGTAGATTCTGACCAAGATAGGGGCATGGGTGAAGTAATGTTTAGTAGAGTTGACCCTTATGATGTATATGTAGACCCTTCGAGTAGGGATTTCTTATTTAGAGATGCTTCTTTTATTACAATTAGGAAGAATCTTACACGAACTCAGTTAATAAATATGTTCCCTGAGTTTAAATCAAAGATTAAAAATGCAGCTGCTGCTTCTGAAGTAGTTTCATATTCACAAAGAGATATTGATTTATCAGCTAATACTCAGCCTGAAGATATCACAATGGGTATTAAACCTGATGGTGAAGATGATGATATAATTCCATATTATGAAACATATACTAAAGTAAAGCATGCTTACAGGAATGTATTTATAAGAGTAAAGCCTTCTGAAGAGCAGATGGATACTATCAGGATGGAAGTTGAAGAGAAGATAAGTGACTTCCAAAAGGAAATTGAAGTATCTTTAAAAGAAAAGCAGATGCAGATAGAACAGGCTGTACAGGCTGGAGAGATTATTCCTGAAAGAGCTCAGTTAGAGATTGAAAGGTCTCAGAAGATGGCTGCTCAGGCTGTAGAAGAACAAAGAATGCAGTTAATGTCAGAAGCTCAGGATAAAGCTACAATTATCGACCAACAGATAATGACAGAAGCTAATTATAAGATTTTACAGGAAAGTGAAGGTATTGTAGACGCAATTCCATTTTATGAGAATAGAGTACATCTTACTTGTACAGTAGGTGATGATGTATTCTTATATGAAAGAATATTGGAGATTATGGAGTATCCTGTTATTCCAATTCCTTATATGTACACAGGAACTCCGTATCCTATGAGTGCTGTAACTCCTATGATAGGTAAGCAGCAGGAGATTAATAAGGCCCACCAAATCATGTTACATAATGCTAACTTAGCTTCTAACTTGAGATGGATGTATGAAGAAGGTTCTGTACCTGAAGAAGAATGGGAACGATATTCATCAGCTCCCGGTGCTTTATTAAAATACAGACAAGGATTCGCAGCCCCAACTCCTATATTACCAGCTCCTATTAATAATGCTTTCTTTACTGTAGTACAACAAGGCAAGTCTGATGCTGAATATATAGCAGGTGTTCCTTCAGCAATGATGGGTTTTACACAAGAACAACCTGAGACATATAGAGGATTACTTGCTAATGATGAATTTGGTACTCGTAGGTTAAAAGCATGGATGGGTTCTATTGTAGAACCTGCTCTTGAACATCTTGGTAAATGTTTCCAAATGATGGCTCAGAATCATTATTCTGTAGAAAAAGTATTTAGGATTGTACAACCCGAAGCAGGTCAGGCACCAGACCAAGAGAAAGAAGCAAGGATTAATATTCCTATTTATAATGATTATGGTAAAGTAATCAGTATGTATAAAGATTATGCTAATGCAAGGTTTGATGTAAGACTTGTAGCAGGAGCAACAATGCCAGTTAACAGATGGGCCCTTCTTGAAGAATACTTCAGGTGGTTCCAAGCTGGGTTGATTGATGATATTGCGATGATAGGTGAAACAGATATACGAAATAAGAAGAGTATTGTAGAGAGGAAATCTATGTATGCTCAGTTACAACAGCAAGTTCAGTCAATGGAAGAAGCATTAAAAGATAGTCAGGGAACTATTGAAACATTAGAACGACAGTTAGTACAGGCAGGTATTAAGATGAAAGTTGGAGCAGCTGATTCTGAAATAAGGAAAGATGTATTAGCAACTGAAGCACAACAGAAACTGCTTAGAGGTATGATGAAGACAGAGTTTGATAAGGCAAAAGCAGAACTCCAGATGGCTAAAAAATCAGAAATTGAAGAAGGTAAAGAATAGTTGTACTTAATATTTTACCATTATTATATTTTAACAAATAAAAAGGATAGCAATGGAACAAGAACAAGTAGGTAACGCCGATATGGCCCCTGAAAGTGATGTCCAAGAGACCACATTTGATGCAGATGCCTCTGATGACTTTTTTAGTTCATTAGACACATCCGTTAATGGTGGTATTCAAGACGAACCCGAACTTATACAGACAACCTCAGTACAAGGTGATAACACACCACAGAGCCCTAGTGAAGTTCAGCAGCAAGGTGATTACGATAGTGATTCTTTGCAAAAGAGGTATAGTGATTCAAGTAGAGAAGCTAAAAGATTAAACGGACAGCTTAAGGAAATTGAACCATATATGCCTATACTCGATGCAATGAGAGAAGACCCTAATTTAATTCAGCATGTGCGGAATTATTTTGAGGGTGGTGGTCAAGCTCCTCAGACAATGACAGATAAACTGGATTTGCCTGAAGATTTTGTATTCGATGCTGATGATGCTTTCAGCACTCCTGACTCCGATTCAGCGAAAGTGCTAGGTGCAACGGTAGACGGTATTGTGCAGCGAAGATTAAATAATACTTTGCAAACACAGAAAACCGAAAACCAGAGGTTAGCTAAAGAAACTGCTTTTCGTCAAAAACATGAAATGACAGACGAAGAGTGGTCGACATTTGTTGACTTTGCTAAATCCAAATCACTTGAGTTAGAAGATATTTATTATCTAAAGAATCGCGAAAATAGAGAAGCTAATATAGCTGATAGTACTAGAGAACAAATGGCTAGTCAAATGCGCAAAGCGCAATCACAGCCTCGTTCTTTAGCTACAGCAGGAAGCACTCAGGTCGAACAATCTCCAGACGATTCAGTATTTGATGCTATTGCAGGACTTGACTCCGAATTGGACTCGGCATTTGGCTAAATAGTAGCTAAGTGCCTTAATTAAACAAGGAGTTAAATATGGCTGATTTATTTCAGTTGGAATCAGGTTTAACTGAATCCTCGTCTCCTTCTGGTATAAGTCCAGCGTCATCATCGCTTTCTACAGGTGACCTTAGGAGAAAATACAATTTCGGAGAAAGAGTATCTGAACTACAAATAGCTCAGGACCCTTTTTTCCGTTTTCTTTCAAAGGTTGCTAAGAAATCAACAGATGACCCTGAATTTAAATTCACAGAACGGAGACCTTCATATCATAAACGATATGCTTACGCTACTGCTTTTAGT